TTTTATTCTGGTCTGCCTGACTTGTCGCCTGCTCTATCTGTTGCTCTTTCTGCAATTCAACTTGAGCAGTTTGAAGCTGTGCTTGCTTTTCTTCTGTGGTGGGTTCAGCCGCTTCTGGCTCTGCAAGTAGCTCCTCCCGGTATTGATCAACCTTTTTATCGTTGGACTTATCCTTATAATGCTTGCCTATTGTCCCGATAGCTTGGCCTAACATTTGCCCCATCTCCGCGCCGCCTGATGGTAGAAAAGGGGCGGGTAATTTCGCTATATTTACTGCGCTAGGTGGTCTCATGCTGCTTCCCTCATTTCTTCTTTAATCTGTTTGTGTAGATTGCCATAATCAATTACCTTGTAATCCCCAACCATGCCCACGCAATCAGGATATTTGGCTTCGACTTCTTGAGCCTTAAACCCTGTCGTCATTTCCGTTCCGACCATGTCTCTAACTGCTGGTTTCCAATCCCATTCGTAAAGCGTTAAACCACCAACCTCACCGACTGGCTGCATGTTGTCTTTAAGTCTCTCGTCACTAAAGAAAATATTTGCTGCGGTTGATGCGGCAGACATCAACATTTGATTGTTATTTAGACGGTTTGCCATAATTGCATTAGCGCTGTTAATCATGCCGCCGCCAATAGCGTTAGCAGAACCCATAATTCCTTGAGCGCCATAGTAGGCCGCATTCATTACGCCTTGCGCTGCCGCCGTACTTCCCTGATTAATGTAGCTTGCCGACTGTGACGCGCCACTCATCATGGTGTTTGATGCGTTTTGCGCCGTACCTGTCAATATGTTTGATACGCTGCCCGCATACCCCATATTGATATTTGCTTGCCTTGCTGCCGCCGCTTGACCAACATTGACTTGATTAACTTTGCGTGAGTAGTCCTGACCTTCAATCGCCATTGCTAATTGTGTGGAGATGTCTGCCGCCTGTTGAGCAGCCGCACCGCTTCGCGTTAGTCCAGATTGACCCAAAGCGCCACTTGCCGCAGCCTGTCTATCATTTACTAAATCGCTATAAATGTCGGTGTCTGAAATCTTACGCAAACGATCTGCAAAACCCTCAAGCGTCGATGCCTCATTAACATCCTCAAGAAATCGAGTACCTGTCTCGACATACGGCGAAAGCATTTCTGTAGTCGTATCAAACTGCCGCTTCTGCTCTGCAATGGCTTTCTCTGATGCCTCAAACTGTAGATTAGCGCCATACTGTGACGCATGCGCAACCATTCCAGCGGCCGCAAATGCGCCATCTGCACCCATCTGAGCAGACCTTAACGCCGCATCCGACTGCATTTGAGCAATCTGCAAAGATGCGTCAGACTGTAGTTGAGCCGCTTCCGTTTGCGCTTTTGCTTGCGCTTTTGCTCCACTTGAACCCATTAGAGTACCCTCATAAATAAATTGCCACTGTCAAATTCTTGTCGTTCCATTCCGGCAGCCCTAGCCATAAAACAAGCCCTGTGATGCCCGCCCTCAATGTATGCATATACTTTTTTAAATCCCATCTCTTTAATCTGCTCAAAGTTAGCTAATAAGCCCTGTATAGGCTTCGCTGGTAGGTCTACAATCGCCGTATGTAAATAAACATGATCACCGTTAGGCTCGTAAAATATAAGCCCTTCACCGACCTTGTAATAGATAAATGACGGATTGGGAATAAACGCCTTTTTGTCGTTTTGCCCCTGCCATCTCCATACCTTAGGCTGTGTTAATATTTTTTTTATTCGCCTAAGCGAAAACTCGCGCTCTAGCATTAAAGTTCGCTAACTTGAAAAATCGTCCTATTTCCCGAAGTTGCTGAGGCAATGCTGCCCGATGTATCTACGTTCTCTACCCACATCTCAAGATAATCAGTGTTTACTAAGCTAACTACCTGATTCAGAGATAATGTTGTAACTGATGACCCCGCAGCCGTTCTGTAAATCTGACCGACCGCAGAACCATTTTTATACAAGTAGAGTCTGATACGGTCGCCGCTAGTCAGCCCGCCAAATCTAGCTCTAAGCCTTACGGAATAATACGCCGTTTTTGTCGATGTGAACTTATCTGATGCGAATAGTCCTGATGTATCCCAATCCTCAGTCCACCCGGTTAGCTTTTTCGGTGTTGCTGCTGTCAGTGACGATGAGCTGGTTAAGCCTGCACTGAATTGAGCCTTTGTAACACCCCCCAGCGCCGCCGCATCAACATAAGCCTTTATAGATTGCTGTGTCGCTAATTTTGTTGCGCTGTCAGTGCTAAGAGTATCCTCATCTAAAACAAAACCCATCCCAGTTGTAACGGTATCTGATAACATCACCGCGCCAGCCGCATTTACGTTAGTCGCGTCTGTTACGTCTGCGTTATTTTCTACCCCTGTCGCCGTAGAGTACCCCGCCACACTATGATCGCCCCACCCTTGCGCTGTATCAGCCTTTGCGCCCTGCGCCGCCGTTGCGTAGTCGGTAGCATCAAAAGCCTTAACTTGTGCAAGGTTAGTAACCTCGCTATCCATTAACGCGCCTGCGCTCGTTACGTTGGCTGTATCGGTTGCGTCAGCGCCATCCTCTACGTTTAAAAACGCCAAAGTGGTGGTTTTGTTCAAGCCTAACGCAATCGTGCCGCTAGTCGTCACTGGCGTGCCAGAATCCACCTCTATTCCATCAGAACCAGATACGGCAACGCTTGTGACTGTACCGCTTGAGCCAGCCCCTGCTGAATTAGCATCAACCGCTATTAGCAAGTCATCTAAGAACTTGTTCATGGGGTCGGTAAATACGACCTCTTTACCGTCCTTAGTCTTGGCTACAGTCTCTAAGTAATTAAGGCGCTGGCCTTGAATATCAGACATTTGCGTTTAACCCTGTGATCGTAAACGGTATCTCTGCGCTAGTCTCTAACGCTAACTGTAAGCATCCATTGGTAGGTGTCAACCCGCCTGAGAAGTTGTAGCGTATTCGCTCGGACTCGTCCTTATCGCCATAACTAATAGTCTGCGCTGTTGACCATGTACCGATTAATCCAGTCAAAGATAAATACATATTTAAATCGTCTGCTGAGTCGCCTGTAACAGCCGTCATGTAGTCGCCTCTTGCCCTGCGTGAATAGCTAACCTCTAGCGAATCAAAAACCGTATCTCTTTGCGCCGCATCGTTTAGCCCTAAGTAAAGGCCACGTGTGATTGATCTTTCTACTGATGCGTTAGTAGAGGTGTTTATACTTAAGTCTTTAAAGTTTTGCGTGGATAGAGGTTTTGTTTTTTCAAATATGCCTAAAAATGAATCATCATTCCTCATGTTGCCCGCGAATATCCATCTGCGGTCAAAGAATGTGGCGAACTGAAACTCAAAAGTAGGATGAAATCCAGCGTCTGAGACGCTGTCGTAGGCTTTGCCCATAGGTCTGCTGTGCCATTCATCATTATCGGAGTACTCCGCATTTATGTCTGAACTCAAGAACCCCCACTGATAACCGCCGCCGGACTGTTTCGCGTAAAGCGTAAAGTCGTCTGTAGTAAACGTGTATACGTTCTCGCCGCCAACAGGGAATGATTGCCCCCGCAAAACGCCCACATCGAAAAAAGAAGCCTCTGACGACCCGCCAGTACCAACACCATCACTTAAAGTAGACTGGCCGTTAAGTGTTATTTGGTTGACCATTAAGCTATCAACAACATACGGTGATATTTTATTAATAGAAGACCCGCTCATCTCATAAAACGAAGCTGCGCCGCCATTCTCACGACCTAAAAACAAAACCTTAGTCGATAACTTAATCATCCCTCCCAGATAACCTATAGGGATAACAGAATTTGAGACATTTATAAATGGCTGAGAAGCACCACCAATATTCCTAAACCTTTGTATTGACTCCTCACCAAAAACAAACAAGTCTTCACCTATTACGGCTAACGCCCTGTTTTTGTCCGGCCTAGCCTCTGCATCAAAAAAGTACAGCGCCGATACGTTACCAGGGTCATCAACCTCTGACCAAAAAATGCTCTCACCATCCGCAGTAAGCCAAACATACCGCCCGCCTAAATAGACTACATCCATGCAATCTGGAAGGTCTGCATCGGTAAGTTCTGAAATGTTCTGGCTAGAGTCTATAAAATATTTTTTAGTGCCTGTAGCAAAAGCAACGCCAGTGTAGCCCTCTGCCCATGCAATATCACCATCCCCAGGAATGGTAAGCCCCCCCGCCAACTGGAAAAGAAAATAGACCGTATCGTTTGGGGGGTTTAGGTCTGTAGTTGTGGTGTATTGGTATGCCGCATCACCAATAACCGTTAATATTTGGTTGCCTCCATAAACCATCAAGCATCTGCATCGGCCAGACAAGTTGTGTATTTTAGTTAAAGTGGGCAGCCCCCCGCCACCGGCTGCTGCGGTATAATCATCAACCAGCAAGCGCATAGGCTCACGCGAAACCAAAGCGCCCCCCACGTTATACATATTGTGGAGGTATGAAATAGACTCAGGCGTGTCTAAAGAGCCTGAGATCGTATCAGGTAGGGGTAGCATCATTTGCTAGTGCCTCGCCGTTGAAAAATGCACCACTAACACGACCGCCGCGAGAACCCTGCCCGCGAGGTAGTGTTTTAGAGGGGATTTTGTTAGGAATGTCATGTTGACGATACATCTTGCTCAAAGCCTCTCTGCTGAATGACGCTGGTGGCAGTAATTGCATGTCCTCTGGCTTTGCTCGTGCCGATGTAGCAAGGTAAGCCGCTACAAGGTTTACAAGGTTAAGCCTAGCAGCTAAAGGCTCGTTAAGCTCGTCTGAGGCAACCGTAGGCGTTGCTATTGTGGTAGTCGTTCCGCTAACAGTCTCCTCAAGGATAATGCCATTAACTCGCAGCTCCTCAAGAACTGAAATCAACACCTGTAAGCCGTTGGACGTAAGCGTTGCATCTGTGCTTAGAATAGACGAACCTCGCCCAATCGAGTCATAAGCGTCCTGTATTATCTCGGAGGCTAACGACATTATTTAACCTTTGTGACTTTCTTCGCCACCTTCTTAGAAACCTTTACAGGCTTCTCAATTATCTTTGCAGGCGCTTCTACTTCTTTGCGCCAATTATCTTTTAGAGCTTTATCTAGCTCATCAATATTTACTACCTTGTACCAAAGCTCACGACCGAACACTTTGCGTGAATGCCGTCTTGGTACGTCTGAATAAACTACTTGCATAATATTTACCCAATAAAAAAGCCCCCCATTTCTGAGGGGCTTCTGGTTTAAATTGCCGCGCCTTGTGACGGTAGCAAAATGCCGCATCGAAGCGGGTCAACAACATTAGGCTTGCACCATGTAGACAAACGATAATTGACTTGACCAGTTAGGGCAGAACCCTGCTTGATAAAGGCAACCTGAATGCCTGACTCTGTTGTGTAAGTGCTTAATACAACACCGGCAGAACCATCCAACGCTGACCAGTTAAGGTCTGATACATACAACTTGATCGCGTCCTTAGTGGTGAACACTGTAGGAGTAGAAGCCGCTGTATTAATCGGACTAATAACTGCCGCATTTGCAGGCTTTGCAGATACGTTTTGATACGCGCCACTCGCTACAATCGCAGGAGCAATAGTTACCGAAGTAGTGCCGCCGCCAGAGATAACTCGGAACGTCATAAGCTCTCCAGTATCTTCTTTAGACTGCAAGTTGATACGATTAACGCCAGCGATTGTAAAAGCATCGCCGTTAGTCAATGAGCCACTTGTGTTAGTCACTACAAGAACTTGTGAGCGAATGTCATCAGAGCTAGGCAATGATAGAGTCGTATCAGAGTTATACCCTTTAGGGTCTACGTCTTGGTCTGCACCATTAACCACCACAGTAGTAACCGCATCAGCACCAATCTGCTTCAAAGCATTGGTTTTGAATACGCGGAAATCACCGATAGAAGGTAATTCACCAGTCGCGTAAGTCATGTGGTCACGACTGTTATCAGTCGCTCGCATACCTAGCTGATTAGCAAGACCTAGCGAAGTGCGAGGAGCCATATACATGAATCGATCAGTGCCGGTAGCACCAACCTCATCAAGCATTGCACCCGCTTTCGCAAAGTGATCGTAGTCAGTTAATGCAGTAGTTTCTGCGCCAACCAAAGAACCCCAATCAACTACCTTATCCGCAATCTCTTTAGAGATATCAGACTGCAGCTTGCGAACCGCAGCGTCTACGTTATCAGTAACACGACGCGCAACTAGCGACTCGTTAACAGATAGCGCGAATGTGCCGTTTTTAATGTCACCCTCAGCAAGTGAGATAGGTACAGAAATGTCTGCAACATCATCAATGCTTGAAGTAACGTCTAAGCCTGTACTCGTACTAATTTGATTAGAGTAAGGTACACGCATGGTTTGCCCAGCAAGTGCAGAAGCACCTGAATCTGGTTTGAAAATATCGGCATTAGTAGCCATGATATTGTTGTTTTCGAACGCCTCACACGCATGTTCCCATGCAATTTGTTCAACACTGGTTAAAGAATTACCCATTTAAATTCACCTTGAATTATGCTTCCAGTTCCCGCTTTTTGGTCATAAATTCGTTCATTGTGATTTTGCCTGCTCTGCATTGATCGCGTAGTTTCTCAACTTTCGCCGCCGCATTTGCTACACCACTCAGCCCGCCTTTAATCGCTTCATCAGGTTCTGGTATTTGTTTAGTTTCTAGTTTTTTGTCTAAAGAATCAGCGTACCTAATTAGCTTTTGAAAACCCCGAATAGGGTCTGCTTTAATGCTTTTCTGCATGTCTGCGGCCTTTTCTAAATCACCGCCTAACGAATAAATCACATGCTCTGCATTATCAAAATAGCCAATTACTACGGTATAAAGCTCGTCATCAATTTCGCCCCTGACCTTTTCTTCAACTTCTAAAAAGTCATCAGCATTTAAAGACTCTGCCCGCTCATAATATGAGTCGATAGATTCCTGCTGTTGTTGTTGGGCAATCTTGACGTTCTCTTGCTGCTCAATACTTTGAAACTTGTTATCAATTAGCTTTTGAGACTCCTCAGTCGCCCGCTTAACCAGGTTAGACTCATACTTATCCATCGCGGATTCATAGCCGTCTGGGTCATCGTAATAGTCATCTGCTTTAGGTCGCGTAACGCTCTCAGGTGCTATAGGTGATGCCGAAAGTTTATAAAGCTCTTGCTGTTGCTTAAGTGCTTGTATCTCTCTCTGGCTCTCCTCTAGCTGTCTCTGTGCTTCTTGTTTCTCCTTCTTAGTTTGAACAAACTTTGCCAACGGTACTCGCTGGTTATCAGGTTTCTTTTCTGCGCCCTCATCAATCTCTTGACTTGGTTCGACTTCGATTGCTTCCTGATCTTGTGGACGTGCTTCTACCTCAGATAAATTCTGATCTTCTGACATTTTTTTCCTCTTGTTTTTGAGTAATCCGCATTAGTCTGAATGCGTACAGAGTGAATCCGCGAAGGCTGTCGCGTACAGTGAGTTATTTAACCGCTAACCACACGTTTTGCTTCCTCAGCCTTGATATAAGAATCAATCTTAATCTCCTCTGCCTCAGCCGCTTTCTTAGCTGCACTAGCAATCTTATCTGCCGTGCTTGCTTCATTCATTTGCGCTTTCGTTTCTTGCTCTTTAGCCATGCTTTGTAATAGCAGGGTATTAGCATCCACGCCTTGATTCTGTTGAGCTTGCGCCATGCCTTGCAAGAACTGTTGTTCTTCTTCGTTTTCAGGCTTAACAACGCCTTGAGCTAATAGCTCACGCCTTAACGCCGCCTTCGCATCTTCTGGTATTCCATCCTTTTGGAGTATCAACAAGCGAACCGCAATAGAGCGATAAGGGTCATCTGGGGCCATTAAACCAACGATGTCCTTTAGAGCTTCAAAGGTTTCTTCTTGTGCTGTCGCGTAGTCCGGTGATGTTCCAACCGATACCTCAAAACTACCTTTAGCTAAATCATTCATTCGCACAAACTGGCCGTTAAAACCAGCGTCAGAATTTAATGCAACCATCTCAGGTGCGCCTTGCTCGTTGATAATCCGCATCTTACGATTAGGTGTAGCTGAGTAAACTTCACGGGCCATTGATTGATACACAATGCCTACACGCTTTAAGAACTTATCAATATTGTCGTAAAGAAAATCAATGTTCATATCAGCACGTTTAAGCGCCGCATTAATCGCCTTACCACTTGCATTAGGGTCGATGGTGTCCTGTGGTGCGCCGCCTAAGCCTTGTAACAAGCTCTCGCGGGTCATCTGCACTAAGTTACCCAAAGCAGGGCTAACATTAGTACCAGGCAGCTTATCAACCGCGCCTAACGCCATTGGATTGCCTGAAGCATCCCTTACAGCGTCCAAAAGTAAATAAGGCTGCTGATGCCAGTTCTTAGACCATTGCGCCCGAATAGAAGGGTTTGCCACCTGTTCAGGATTTAGTATTAGTTTGTCATCGCTTGCGTGAGCCGCACTCTCAGCCGCTAGACCAAACGACATATTCATTAGTCTTTGCGCGTCCATCTTCTCGCGCACAATGCCTTGATAGAACTCTGAACCATCGACAATAGACCGAATGCCATACAACGGAACTACAGGTAAATGCCTGCCCACTATCTGGCGTGAATCTTCTAGAATCTCTGAACCTGAAAATACAGTACGCATGATTCGATCTTTAACAATCTTGCGCTTACGCAGATACTTGTAACCAAGCATTTCCAGTTCATCTTTATACGCATCCGTTAAATCCGCTTCTTTAGCGTGAAATATCGCATCTTCTACCCGCTCAGGATTGTGGTAGGTGTGCAACATTATCTGCTCACTCTCTACGTGATACCGAACCGCTACATACACAATGTCAGCCGTTCTCAAGAACCAGCTAAACGTGCTTCTGTCGTTAGGCTTGAACGTGCTAGGTGAGGCGTTAGGGTATAGCTTCTCGAAAGCATCACGGCTATGCGCTGATAGCATGGTCACATGCCTAGCGTCTGATTTATCCGCTCGTCTTGCCGAAGCATCCCAGACAACCATTGAATAGGCGTTAGGTATCTCAGTAAATACAATATTCTGCGCTGTATTGTCTGGGTCGCCTTCGTCCTCATATTCCGTGTTGAGAAGTATCGCACCGTAGCCACAACGGAGCATTTCATCAACTGCCGTGTCTATGCTGTCCTGACCGCCTGAGCGCTCCATATCGCGCCTAAATACGCCATCTAATAGAGTAGCTTGCTTTTCGTCTGTCGCTTCGTCAGCAGGCGAGAAATTAACGATTCTACGGTTAGCTCTCCATCTTGAAATTGCTCGCCTAACGTAATCAGAAACGTGATTTAACTCTGGCTTGGCTCTGTTCTCATAAGAATCTTCAAGCCACCCTTCCCACTGACCACCCGACACCGAACAGAATCTAAACTCCTCGTTCGCCATGTCGCGCACATCTTCCGAAGCCGCTAAATCGTCTACGAATTGTTTTTTATATTGTTCTAACATCAGAATGCTGAGTACCCTTGTGGTATTACTACGTCAATTTGTTTTACTGGTGGCCTAACCATTGCATCAAACAGCTCTGTAAAGCCCCAGATGGCTGCGTCTGCTCTATCCGGTGACTTAACGCCTTGATAGCCCTCACGACTAAACGCTAATAACTGATCCTCTAATTCTGGAAAATAGCCAACGTGATGAATCTTGCCCTGCTCATACAAAGCCGCTATTGGCTCTGCGCGAATGTGCTTACCCCTTGAGGCTCTCACTTCCTTATAATTAATATTAGGCTTGGCTGTCCTTACTACA